AAACAAGAAATGATTCAATACTTTAAACCAGTTTATCCTGAGATTGAATTTCTTAGTGAAGAGAAATATATAGACCACTTTGATGAAAAACAAATATGTTTCAGATTACCATTTGATGCAGATAACATACAGACATTTAAAGTAGGGATAGGTTGGGATGGAAGACAACATCAACCTATGCAAAAAAGTATTAGTGATGTATTGGGTATGGAGTTTCGAGAAGGTAAGGATGAATTAAAACCAAGACTATCTTTTAAAGATCACGGTAGACCCATGAAAGAAAAGTATGTTGCCATTGGAGTACATTCTAACGGGCCTCAGATGAAGTATTGGAATTATCCAAGAGGTTGGGAATATGTGGTTAAGTATTTAAATCATAAAGGTTACAAGGCATTAGCAATAGATTTACAATATAGTAATAATAGAGGTGAGTGGATACAACACAAACCAGGTGAACCAGAAAAACCTAAATGGGTAAATGAACCACCTGATAATGCTGAATTGGCTCACGATAATCCTTTAGATGTGACGATGAGTAATATAAAACATTCAGAGTTCTTTATAGGATTAGGTAGTGGATTAAGTTGGTTAAGTTGGGCACTTAATAAGTGGGTTGTTATGATTCACGGATTCACTAAACCCTGGTATGAGTTTCAAGATAAGTGTGTTCACGTACATAATGACAAAGTATGTACAGGTTGTTGGCATGTTGATTATGTTTTAAATTTAAGAGAGGATTGGGAAATGTGTCCTGAACATAAAGGAACTGATAGACACTTTGAGTGTTCAAAAGAAATAGATCCACCAATGGTATTTAACGCAATAGATAAGGTAATTAAATGTTTATAAATCACAAACACAAATTCATATTCATTCATATTCCAAAGAATGCTGGAACAAGTATTCGTGGTTCATTCAGAACTGAAGGTTATGATCAAAGGGTAGTTAATAAACAATACCCACATGATCCTTGTAGTAAGATTAGAAAGTATTGTGGGGAAGAGGTATGGAATACATTCTTTAAATTTGCTATAGTTAGAAATCCATATGATAGAATGGTTAGTTATTATCACTTTCATAAATCATCCCAATATAGATTTCCTGCTAAGGCAAATACATTATCTTTCGAGGATTGGATATACAAGGGTTTAGATAGTAATATGAAAAAGAATCAAACTTGGTATCTTGATGAGGAATTAGATTACATTGGTAATGTTGAATATTTAGAAAATGATTGGAAATTAATTTGTCAAGAGATAGGTATTGAACCATATGAGTTACCAAGATTCAATGTATCAAAACATAATGAATGGTCATCTTATTATAATGAAGATACTAAAAAGGTTATTAAGGATATTTTCCAAGACGATTTTGAAACATTTAATTATGACTATATATAACTTTCCCCCTAAAGGGTACATATACCAATAATATATATAAAAAAAATAAAAAAAAGCTTGACTTTTATTATATTTTTTTGTAAGTTTACAATATGAAAAACACAATAATATTCGACCTTGACGGAACTCTCGCTATAATTGATAAGAGACGAGAAGTTTCAACTAAACCTAATGGTAAATTAGATTGGGGTAAATTCTTTAACCCATCTAATATTAAGTTAGATGAACCTAACCCACCTGTAGTTAAGATGGCTCAGTTGTTTGCTGAACAAGGATTCAACATCGTTATCTTTTCAGGTAGGTCTAATAAGACCGAACGTTCTACACGTTCTTGGTTGACTAATCACAATATCCCATTTCATAAATTAGTTATGAGAGATTCTGAAACTGACCACTTCACACCAGATTGGGTATTGAAAAAAGATATGTTAGATGAACACGTAGATATCAATGATGTCTTTCTTGTGGTTGATGATAGAGATAGAGTTGTACAACTTTGGAGGTCTCTAGGACTTACTACATTCCAAGTAGCTGATGGTGATTTTTAGTGGAGTGTAAGAAGTGTGAAAATATCATAAGTGAACAACGTTACCAATTAGGTTATACTGAATGTTTAGATTGTAGTGAGGTAGAGGCTTACTCAGCTCATACAGTTTATCCACACAAGACGGGTGGTTATGTACAACCTGTAAGTAAGACTGCATCTAACAACTTAAAAAAACTTGATAGACGTAGTACTGGTTCAACTCGTCAGGCTAAAGGTATATATTCAGACCAATCGTGGGATAGGTGGTTAGAACGATACTGGCACAATCTATATAATCCTAAACCCAAACGTAAGGTTGTAAAGGATGTATGTACAATCAAACATATTTCTACAAATGAGATAAATGAAGAAGTGTTAGAACACTATTCTAAATATGGTTATGAGCGTACTCACAATCATATTCGTAAGTTATTATTTGAAGATAAAATTTCCTTAAATATGAAATCTAATCTGATGGACAAAATAAACAGATTACAACTCATGACGAGAAGTCAAAGAAAAAAACTTTACAATATTTAATAATATGAAAGTAAACCTTAAAGATTTAGTTTATACTATACCCAACGCAATATCAGATGATATGTGTAATCATTTGATAAATCATCATATTAAAATGTGTAATCGAGGATTAGGTATTCCTATCGATAGAAAAGATGATAAGAAGGGAATCGATATTAAAATAAGTACCGATGTTTTATATGAACATCATGGAGATCCTGATGTAATTAAAGAACTAAATTCTATAATTAAAAAACATTTTATTAAATATGGTAATATGTTTGATAGTGAGAATTTTAGTTTGACAGAAATTTTTAATATCTGGCCAAGAACAAATTATAATATATTACAGATTCAAAAATATGATACGGGAGTTGGGGGCTATCCAGCTTGGCATATTGATAAGAATTATGAGTACCCATTTCATAACAGAGAATATGTTTATATGTTTTATTTGAATGATGTTGAAGAGGGTGGTGAAACTGAATTTTTGTATTTAAACAATAAAATTAAACCAGTTAAAGGAACACTTGTTTATTTTCCTACACACTTTCCGTTTGTACATAGAGGAAATATTCCAATAAGTGATGACAAGTATATTATGACTGGTTGGATATGTGAGAAGAAACCGAATGAAAAAACGATTTAATAAAGTATCTACTGAACATTGGGGCGCTAAGACAGGTGATAAGTTTACGGTTATAAAAGACCATCACGAAGTTAATGGTGATTTACCAAAAGATAGTATAGTTATCTTGATTGAGATATCACACTTCCCAACAATGTATAGGGTTAAAGATTTAGAAACATCAAGATTATATACGGTACCAGTTCATACTGTAAAGAAGATGATATAATGAACACCACAATGTCAAGAGAAAAGTTGTTAGCTCGTGGTTATTGTTGTGGATTGAGTTGTCAAAATTGCCCGTATGATCCACCACATCAAAAAGGCAATAAGACTGTGAGACCAATGAAAAAAAGAATCAGATTAGGTTCTCATTCTAAAGGTGCTAAGTCAACCCATTGGGATATGGATTATATGACTACTGAAGAAATCGAAAAATTATTTAAAAAAAATGAAAAAAAAGCTTGACTTGTATTAGTTTTTTACCGTATATTCAGTTATGAATTGTGATAAATGTAAAAAGATAAAAGCCGTAGTTAAGTACAAAAATGGTAAATATTGTACTTGGTATTGTGCGAAAAAAAAGTAAAAAAAAAGCTTGACACGTATTAGTTTTTTATCGTATATTAAGGTATGAAAAAAAGGGAAAATATGAAAGATTCAAATTTCAAACACTTTAACCCAATGGCTCTTCGTGAGAAATATAGTGTTGGTTCTACAAAAAGAACTAATCCGTTTTCTTCGTTTTGGGCAGATAACGATTGGACTTCTCGTAGAAGTGAAATACTTGACGAAGAACGACCAGTCAAGAAAGGTGTTGACCATGTAGCGTTGGCATCTTATCGTAGAGCTATATCAAACTTTGTGAGTATCGTAACTAACGATTCTACCATTCCTGTTATGTTCCAATCTAAAGGTGATTCCTATACTGATGGTAAGAAAGTTACTATTGGTAGTAAGATTGATGAGAAGAACTTTGATCCTGTTGTTGGTTTGGCTCTTCATGAAGGTTCTCACATTAAGTTATCTGATTTCAGATTATTAAGAAATCTTGAATTTGAGATTCCTGAATATCTATATGAGTTAGGAAAGAATAAAGGAGTTGGAAGAGGAACCGTAATAGTTCACGTAAAGAATATGTTGAACTATGTAGAAGATAGACGAATTGATTATCACGTCTTTACTACTTCTCCTGGTTACAAAGGTTATTATCATTCAATGTACGAAAAGTATTTTCATTCTAAAGTTATTGATAAAGCTCTTCTTACCGATGAGTACACTTCACTTGATTGGGATTCCTATATGTTTAGAATTATTAACTTCACTAACAAGAATCGTAGGTTAGATGTTCTCCCAAGACTTGATGAAATTTATAATGAGATTTTTAAAGTTAATGGTGGAGTTAAAGGTTTAAAATCTACAAGAGACGCCTTGGAAAAGGCGGTTGGTATTGTAGGAACGGTTTATAATTGTCTACTTGATGGTGTTGAAGAAACTGATGAGAATGGTGAGGTATCTACTAAACCCACATCTGAATTACAAAGTACCGATGGTACAGAACTTTCTGATGAGGAGTTTGAAGAATTAAAAGAGAAGATGGAGAACAACGAAGTTACTATGAGTGGTGGTTCTGATGGTGGTGGAGAAAAAGTAGAACTAACAGAGAATCAACAGAAACAACTTCAAAGATTAATTGATAAACAAAAAGATTTTATAAATGGTGACGTTGGTAAGGTTGGTACTTTATCTAAAAAAGATAATTTGATTGTAAAGACAATGGAAGAGGCTGGTGTTGTTCACAAAGACGCTGGTCAAGGTGTTGGTTCTGATGAGTATGACTACACCAACGGAAAATATATTCCAAGTAAAGGTACAAAAGTTGTGTTCGTAAAGAAACTTACTCAGACCATGATTGATGAAAGAATGTTTCCTTCTATATTACGTGGTTATGGTCGTGATAATCAAGAGCCTATTGAAAATGGTGTTAGACTTGGTATTAAACTTGGTAAAAAATTACAAGTTCGTGGTGAGTCTCGTGATACCAAATGGTCTCGTAAGGATACGGGTAAAATTGACAAGAGATTGGTAGCCGAACTTGGTTTTGGTAATGAGAGAGTTTTCGAAACTACTTTTGTTGAAAGTTATTCAGACGCAATACTTCACATTTCAATCGACGCTAGTGGAAGTATGAATGGAGAGAAGTGGATAAACACTATGACTTCTACCGTAGCAATGTGTAAAGCAGCTTCAATGATTTCTAATGTTGATGTGGTTGTAAGTTTCAGAAGTACTCACGACACAAGTGACCATTATAGAAGTAGAGGTGGAGAAACTTTTCCGTTGGTATTAATTGGTTATGATTCTCGTGTTGATAAGTTTTCTAAGATTACAAGAATGTGGACAGAAATTTATCCTGGTGGAACTACACCTGAGGGATTATGTTTCGAGGCGATTATGAATGAAATCATTCCTACATCGAGTGACAGAGATTCATTCTTTTTAAATTTCTCAGATGGAATGCCAATGTTCAGTAATAGTTCACTTAGTTATTACTATGGAGACGCAATTAATCACACTAAGAAAATGGTTAACGAAATTCGTAGTAAAGGTATCAAAGTTCTTAGTTACTTTGTTGGTGATTCATATCATGAACGTGAAAATACTATGAAAGATTTCAAAACAATGTATGGAAGTGACGCAGAATTTATTGATGTTACTAATCTCATTTCTATTTCAAAAACCATGAACAAGAAATTTTTGGAAAAGTAAATGTTCAAGTGGGTTATAAATAAGTTGTATAAATATTGTCCAACTTGTTCGTGTGGATATAAAATGAAACCAAGTAATTTTAGAAAAGATGAGTATAGTTGGAGATGCATCTTCTTAAATAAATGTGGAACACAGGCATATCAGACCACAAATGGTACTTTACATTGGTTCAAAAAAAGTTAAAAAAAGTGAAAAAAAAGCTTGACACGTATAGTATTTTGGTTGTATATTTAGGTATGAAAATTAATAAAAAAAGGAATGTTTTATGAACAATAGTGTTGTTGTAAAAATAGAGAAATCGGGTAACCGATTTAACGCATGGGATAATGATGGTAAAAAATGGACTTCCCATATTGGTACAAGTACTCGTAAGGGTGCTTTTGATAAGGGTATGGCCCTTGAACGTAGAGAGGGTAAAGGTGGTAGGATATATTGGTGGAAAGTTCCGATGAGTGAATTTGAATCCACTATGGCACCAGTATTCGATACATCTTCAGTTGAGGTTCCAAGTGACCACGCTGAGGTATTGAATTTTATTCATGGTTCTTACAAACTTAAACCTGAAGGTCTTGTGATGAAAGAACTAAAGTGGAAATACTTGGTTCGTTCCGCTGTTCGTGGTAAAAATATGTTGATGACTGGCCCAGCTGGTTGTGGTAAGACTATGGCAGCTAAGTCACTTGTTAATTCACTTGATAGACCTGACTTCTACTTTAATTTAGGAGCGACTCAAGATCCTCGTTCCACACTAATTGGTAATACTCACTTCGATAAGAAGAAGGGTACTTACTTCTCACCTTCACTATTTGTGACGGCTATTCAAACTCCAAACGCTGTGATTCTTCTTGATGAGTTATCAAGGGCTCACCCAGACGCTTGGAATATTCTGATGACCGTTTTAGATAGTGGTCAGAGATATTTAAGACTTGATGAGTCTGATGGTTCTGAAACTGTCGAGGTGGCTGAGGGTGTTACTTTCGTAGCCACGGCTAACATTGGTAATGAATACACTTCTACAAGAGTTATGGATAAGGCTTTGATGGACAGATTTATTATCGTTGAGATGGATGTTTTAACTGATGAAGAAGAACATGGACTACTTCAGTATATGTTTCCTCAAGTTGACCCTGAGTTATTGAAGTCTGTTAGTGAGATTTCTCACACCACTCGTATGGATAGTAAGTCCGAAAGTGGTAAGTTATCTAATGGTATTTCTACTCGTACTTCTGTTGAGATGGCTGGACTTCTTTATGATGGATTTGGATTGGATGAGGCTTCTGAGGTCACGGTTTATCCTCAGTTTTCTGATGATGGTGGTATGGATTCCGAGAGAACTTATGTGAAGCAGTTAGTACAGAAGTATATTTCTGATGGTTCTTCTGAAGACTTGTTCAACGAAGAAGAGATGAGTGACGTATCATAAATAATTATGGATAGGCTTCCGTATGGAAGCACAACGAGGTGGGTGGTTTTATTCCTTTCTTTTCCATCCACCTTTTATTTTCAAAGTTAGGATAAAGGAAATTATATATGTTTGAATTTTTAGTAGTATGTTTGTTGTTTTATATAGCAACTAAAATGAATGATAATAACACTCCGAGATTTTAATGAGTGAGATTTTTCATTTTGTAAAACATTTGTTTGGATTATGTGGTGAGGCACATCCAAGTATTTTAGTAGGTGGTGGTGTTTTTCTCACTACCATAGGACTTTACTGGACAAAAATTATAAATTACATGAAGGATTTATTTTAATGAAAATAGGAATAGATGTAGATGGAGTCTTGAGAGACTTCTGTCAAGGTTTAGAAAAGGTAGTTACAGAACATTATCCTGATTATCTACCAGAAGATTATACAGGTATTAATAATTGGAAACTATCCGATAACTTTACTGTAGATAAACCTGAGATACAAAAGATATATTGGGATGAATACTCAAAAGAAATTATGGGGGAGTCACCAGCTTTCGAAGAGAACGTAAAACAAATGAAAGATATGATTGAGTGGGGACAAGAAGTTGGTATTACTTTTGTTTGTGTTACTTCTCAAAAACCACATGCAAGACATCACACATTATCGTGGTTAGGAAGACACGAACTAAACTTTGATACAATATATTTTAGAAAAGGTTATGAAAAACCAGATGTTCAGATTGATTACTTGGTAGATGACTCACCTAACAATTATAATTATTGGGTTGAAAAAAGAGGTATGTCTGATGGATTTATTTTAATGGACAGACCTTACAATCAACATATTGAAACTAAGAATAGAATTTTTGAATTAGATGATATTGTGGAAATGATAAGTAAGGATACTAAATGACCATAGATAATTTAAAACGAAATAAAAAAGATGGCTTTTATACTTTAAAGAGTAAGACAAAAAAATCAAAAGAAGGGGCATGTAAATCTTGTGGCCACGACCCGATGGTACGTGATGGTTTGTTTAGATATACTACTGATGATATGATGTTGGTTCGTGAATATATTGAAGACCATTTAACAATTTATCATAATCATAGGTCAATGACTCCCATATGGTGTGAAGAGTGTCACGTTCTGATTGAGTACAAAGTAAGGTTAGACCATGAACGTAATTAATTGTCTTAAAGAAGATAATCCATATATAAATAAAAAATTAAGAGAGGTAAGTATAGATGAAGGATTGGATATTGCGAAGGATTTATTCAATGTCCTCAACAAGCGGCAAGATGGTATTGGTTTGGCAGCTAATCAGATTGGTATTGATGCTAATGTTGCTGTGGTTAACGTTAGGAAGCCACTTATATTAATAAATCCAACTATAATAGAAAAGTGGGACGAGATAGACTTTTATGAAGGTTGTTTATCTTATCCAAAAAAAGGTGTACATACAAAGAGATACAAAAATGTAGTAATTAAAACTGCACAAGAAGAAAGTAATTTGTATTTTAGTGGTGAAGAAAATCCAAGTGATGGTAAGGGTAGTTGGGAAGAAGATTCAAAGAAAAAGGAAGATACTGAATTAAGATTACTTGAGACGGTTTGTATCCAACATGAGATAGACCATTTAAATGGTATTGTATGTATGGATAGAGAAGTGAAAGTAAAACCAATTGTAAATCATAACAAGATTGGTCGTAATGAAATTGTTATGATTACTGATGGTAACGAAACAAAAGAATTAAAATGGAAAAAAGCAAAACCACTTGTCGATAGTGGTCAATGGGAAATTTACATAGGAGGCCCAATAACATGAAAAAAGTAAGATGGACAGGTTACGATAAATACTTAGTATTTGCAGACAAAACAAATGTTTTGAAAGGTAATTATAATGGTTATATAAATTTCAGAGATGTAATGGATGTAGTCGATAAATTACACGCAAAACGAAATAACTCATATTTATATAATGGGGAGTTACTTACTTTCGATATCAAACAAGGTGATATTGAATCTTTATATAATTCTTGGCATGAAGGCGAATATAGACGTAGTTTTGATGTTGTGAGAAAAGTCGCTAACAAACTTAACTTTAAAATAATTTAGAGAATGTGTTTCTCTATGGTTACTTAACATGGAGAAATACAATGGGAAAAAAATTAGACTCTCGTGAATACGAGGCTGAGTTAATTAAAGTTTTAGATGGAGACACAATCGATTGTTATATCGATTTAGGTTTCGATTTAAAAATAAAAAAACGTATTAGATATATGGGTATTGATACGTGGGAATCAAGAACAAGAGATTTAGATGAAAAGAAAAAAGGACTCGCAGCAAAGGCAAGAAATAAAGAACTACTTGAATCGGGTAGGTTTAAACTCAAGTCATTCGGTACTGGTAAGTTTGGTAGAGTACTTGGAGAAATCTTTGTATCACCTGAATACGTTGGGGATCATATCAACGAGTGTATTGCTAGTTCTGATAGTCCAATTGATTTATCGTCTGATGGTTGGGTAAGTATTAATGACATTCTAATTGAAGAAGGTCACGCATACGATTATCACGGCGGAACTAAAAAGGATTTTAAAAGTGAAATCAAAGAAGAAAAAGAAGCAGCAAAGGAATCAGTTAAAGAGATATAAGATTGTAGTTCCTTACGCAACTAAAAATACTAATGTGAGTTATGATAGTATTTGTTGGGTGTAGTTACACTTGGGGTTCAGGCCTACAATATGAATATCTATATGAAAATGGTTGGAGTGTTGATGAGATAAATAAAGTTCTACCATTTAATTATCATTTAGAACAATTGAGTTACGACGCAGACGAGTATAGAAAAAAACATAATTGGCCTAATTTAGTTGCAAAAGAATTAAATAAACCTTTTGTAATTGGAACATATACAAATGGTGGTTCAAATTTAACCACTACACTTCCAGTACTTGACTGTCTTAATCACATTTCAAGGGCGTATTCTATTACAACTATTGTTGTTCAATTTACTTCTTGGGTAAGAGACGTAGAGGATGACGATAATTTTAAATTAAAATTTCCATTTAATGGAAGTAGAAAAAATTTAGATTCTACACAACAAGACTTTATGAATGAACAAATACTATCACAAATAAAACAGATAGAAAAATGTTGTAAAGACATACAGTCTCATGAGGATTTAGAGTATGGTCATATGGATAATAGAGATAAGTTTCCATCTTGGTTTGGTTTATCTTGGCAAGAAGATTTGGGGAGTGTGTTAAAAGAATACTATCCTAAAAATTTTATACCAATACATTTTGAAGGAAACACATATAATTCATTTGAACCAATTACTCCACCTGGTTTTAATGAATATGATTCACTTGATAAACCAGGTTTGAGGATATGTGATACTATACCGGGAGTAAAAGATACTCATTTGAATTCTGAAGGATGTAAGGTAGTGGCAAAATCAATTATAAAAAAATTAAAACAATATTAATCGGAGTAAATTATGAAAACAGTAAAATACTTTTCAGCGACGTGGTGTGGGCCATGTCAAACTTTTAAACCCACGATGAAAGAACTGGTATCAGAAGGATATAATATTGAGTTTGTAGATGTTGATGAACAAGGTGATTTAGCTACAGAGTTCAATATTCGTTCTGTACCAACAACCGTAATTATGGAAAATGGTCAAGAGGTTGAACGTTTGATTGGAGCACAAACCAAACGTAGAATGGTAGAAGTACTCGGATGAAAGCAATAGTATTGTTTGACTATCCAACTATTGAGGGTATGATACGTAAAGATACGGTCATCAAGTGTGAAACAAAAATGTTTGAAACAAAACAACATGATGAGAAAGTTAAGGGTACGATGGATACTGGAAAGATAGTTTGGATACCAAAAAAATTGTTACAAAAAATTTGATTTTTCAAACAATAGGTTATACTTATTATATGAATAAAGGATTCGACGCTCAAATGAGGTCGATACATAAACGAACATTAAGGTTCAAAAGAAGTTAATGTTCATAGTTGACTAACGTAACTAAATAGGAGAAATAAAATGACTAAAGTTGCATTTCGTACAGGCATCCCTTATATCGATAGGGATGATTTTTTAACACCGTTTGATAAAATGTTTGACGCTATGGTGGAGACTCAGTTTCCAGATGTAGTAAAACAAGTTGGAGTAAAACCATATCAAGGCAGTGCATACCCAAAGGTAAACGTATATGAATACGAAGATAAAGTTGGTGTTGTTGCTGAGATTCCTGGTTTGGATAAGAAACAACTTGATGTAGCAGTTGAAGATGGTGTATTAACTATCTCAGGCGATAAACATAGTGCTTTCGAAGATGATGGGGCTAAAGTAATTCGTAGAGAGTTAAAACAATCTTCATTCAAACGTTCATTCGAATTGGGTGATATGTTAGATGGTGAGAATATTTCCGCTATTTTCAAAGACGGAATCTTATCAGTATCTATTCCTAAGATTGAACCCGAAAAACCGAAGAAACATTCAGTTAAGATTGGCTGATAAGTTAATTACAATTGAGGATTCTCGGTATTACGTTCTTGGAACGGTATCGGTTCATTCTAAATACTCGACTAACGATTTGAAAAAAATGTATAGTTTGGCCGATACCGTTCTGCGGAACGGAGACCTCTACTTTGTGTGTATGAAATTAATTGATGTTGAATACGAGGATGTATAACTATTTATCTTTATGGATAAAATAAAAACACTTCGTTACAAAAAAACTCGGCAACAATTAAAGTATATACAACTTGAATTAGAAGAAACTCAATTAGTCTACGAAGATTGTCTTGAAAAATTTAACAGAGATTTTAAAGACGAGCTTATGGATTCAAGGGATTCTGAAGAACCTTTAACAGAAGTAGATGATTCACATTTAATAATAGATTCTTCTGTTGATAAAAAAATACTTAACGATATTTACAAAAAAATTGCAATAAAAGTTCATCCTGATAAAAAAACCGGTGATGAAGATAAATTTAAAGAATTAAATGATGCCAACAATCATAATGATTATGGGAAAATGTTGGACATGGCAGAAAATTTGGGAATTGTATTTGAGGATAACGAAGAAAGTTATCTGAACAATACAAAACAAATTAGATGTATTATGAAATCCATTACAGATATGCAAACTACTTTGGCTTGGCAATGGGTACATTCGGAAGTTAGTCAAAAAGATGCATATAAGAGTTATATTTTGGAACAAATGAAATTATAACGATATTTATTATTAACAAACAAAAGGTCATACAATGCGTAGAAAAAATGAAGTACTTGACAAGATAAGTACAATAGAAGAAGAGTTAAATAGATTACACGACAGAATACCTGAAGATACAGGTGATGTTCAAAATGATTTATATCTTCGAATTGTACGTGGATTAAAAACTCAAATAGAGAATTTATATAATCTTGTTGAGATAGAAGACGAAGAATAAATAGGAGAAAAAAATGGAACGGTCTAAAAATTTCCACATATGGTTGGGAATATCCGCTCTATTGATTGCTGGAAGTGCTGGATTCTTTTCAGTATTTGGTTTAAGTAAATTATTTGCTGGAGCCGCTTTATCAGTAATCATTATGGCAGGTTCTTTGGAACTTGGTAAATTGGTTACGGCGGCATTCTTATACCGATATTGGGATAGAGTAAATCTATTTCAAAAAACATATCTAATTACAGCAGTATTAACATTAGTATTGATAACGAGTGCTGGTATCTTTGGATACTTATCAAATGCCTATCAAGGTGCAACCGTAAACTTTGAAAAGCAATCTACTGCTTTATTATATAAGGAAGATAGATTAGAACAATTATCAGAAGACAAAGAATTCTTAAAAGAAGAATTAGAAGTTGCAGTCGCAGAACTACCAGAAAATTATAGAACAGCAAAAAGACAATTAAGAGAAGAGTATCAACCAAAGATAAATCAAATCAATACTGACATGATGGAACTCAAAGGTGAGATTGGTGATTTGAAAGTTGAGTTAGTCGAGACGGGTGTTGATGTTGGCCCAGCAATTTATCTTGCTAGAACATTCAATACTGATGTGGATACTGTTGTGAAATTTTTCATCTTTATTCTTATCTTTGTATTTGATCCGTTAGCCGTTATGTTAGTTGTGGCATTTAATCAGGCGCTAGTACTTAGAGAAGAAGAGTTTGGCGGAAGTCCAAAAATCAAATCTAAAAAAAATGATTATTTGATTACCAAAAGAAAAAATTGGTGGGAAGTGTATGGTGAGAAGAAAGATTCTATTTTAAAACGTGAAGATATAGTTGAACCCGAAGAAGAGGTGGTTGAGGTGATAAAAGAAAAAAATGATGATAGTGATAAGGTTGTTAAGGGTGTCGTGAGAAAACTAGGAAAAGGTGGAATCAAAACACAATCTGGCGTTATTTAAAAAAAATCAAAAAAAGGCTTGACTCGTATTAGTTTTTATTCTTATATTCCTATATGAAAAAAATCAAAATGACAGCAACTCAGTTTTATAAACATGAGGC